GCTGAGGGTGCAAGCTGCACATACCCCGCCGCTGGACCCTGAGTGCCGAGAGCCGTCTGAGGAATGACTGGGCCGTTGGCGTTGTTCAGTGAGCCGAAATAATACGTTCCGGTTGTCGTTGAATTGCCTAGTGTCACCGTGTTGCTGCCGTGTCCAATTGCGGCATAGCCTATCACCGTTTCGTTCGTATCACCATCGGCCAGTGGGTAAGCGTTGGCACCTTCATAGACTGAATTGTTGCCAGATTCATTGGGCGTTGCTCCATCGGCTATATACATACCTGCATCGAAGCCGTTCGCGGTCCAGTTTGAGCCAGTTTGGTTAAAGAAACCTGCCTGCATGCCGGTCGCGGTCCAGCCCGAGCCGGTTTGGTTGTTATAGCCTGCCGTGCTGCCGGTCGCTGTCCAGTTTGAGCCGGTGGTGCTGTAGTAACCTGTCTGAACACCGGTCGCTGTCCAGTTTGAGCCGGTGGTGCTGTAGTAACCTGCCGCGCTGCCGGTCGCGGTCCAGCCCACGCCGGTGGTGTTAGCACGACCCGCGTCGTAGCCGTTCGCGGTCCAGTTTACGCCGGTAGCCACCGCTGCTGCCCCAGTGCCCACTGCGCGTGGGGATATATTCCCCGGCAAAGTATTAAGCTGCGATGTGCCGCTGCCTGTCTGCGCGCCGTTGGTGATGCTGGCCCAAGTGCCGCCAGGCGTGGAGCACGTCCCATCCGACTTGAGATAGCCAGAACATGACCCCGAACCAAATAGAGCCACGATCATTGAGTAGGTTGGATTTACCCAGTTGCTTGAACCACCGTATGCCGCCAGCCCCGTAAAGGTGGGCCATGTCATAGTTCCCGTCCCACCGCACGATCCCCACGTATACGCCGATCCGGTGTACTGAAAGCAGCCTGTGGAAGGAGTGGGCGCGGTTAGTACATAGCCGTTTACCGGGCCTTCTGTACCGAGAGCCGTCTGAGGAATGACTGGGCCGTTGGCGTTGTTCAGCGTTCCTTGGACCTGTAAATTTTCATATATCACGGAGCCGGTGTTGAGAAAGCTAGCTACCTTGGTCGGCGCTGTGTTGGCCGTACCAGCCCATAAGCGCACAGACTGTCCGGCCTGATTTGCCATGATGTCGAGTCCGCCGCTAGCGTTAGTGCTAACGCCATAGCCAATCGAGCCATATAGCTTATACCAAGAAGAATTGGCTGTAGTAACACCGATAGCACCAGAAGAATCACCCGTAAAATTGAAGTTCACTGCCGATGAGGTTCCCGGCAAAGTATTAAGCTGCGATGTGCCGCTGCCTGTCTGCGAGCCGTTGGTGATGCTGGCCCACGCCCCTGCCGCTGTGGTTGCGCCCGTGCCGCCCGACGCCGGAAGCAATGGTGATCCAAGCGTCTCACTGCCCGCCGCGACGGCGCCTGAGAATGATGCGCTGGTGCCGTTGAGTGCGCCGGTCAGCGTACCGCCAGAGAGAGGAAGGCCACCCAGGTTCGCCAGCGCCCCTGCTGCTGTGGTTGCGCCCGTGCCGCCATTGGCGGTTGGAACGATACCTGCTGCGACAGCCAGTGAGGGTGTAGTCGTTGGATTTGTCACGGTAGGCACTAGCCATGAAGGCCATGAGCCGGAGGGTGCAGAGACATTAGTCACACCGCTTTCTGCGCCTCCAATAGCGTCCGGCACACCGCTCACGCACACATACATCTGCGTATTCGGCCATCCTGCCAAAAATACCGGCAATGATCCTGAGCAAGTTGTAGGCACCGTCGGATACGACACCAGTCCGCCATAGCTCGGATTCACGACCCACTGCCATGCCAGATTGTAGTAGCTGCACGTGTAGACCGTCGCGGGGCTGGTGCCTGTATTCGTGTAGAGAGCGCCTGCATTGGTAGAGCCGCACACAGGAGGAGGCGGAGGCGTGTTCCCGCTCGTCTGCGAGAATGCGCAGCGAGCACAAAGCAGCATTACTGCGATGATGATGCAGATTCCGAGAACTCGTTCTAAAGTTTTCATCGTTTCTCCTACAAAGCAAAGGATACTTCAGTCCACTGACTTATAGTCTCTCCTGTGTGCCCGTTCGGACTTGAGACAGTCGCAGAAAAGGTTCCTCCTGCTGGAACCCAGAATCCTACATAGGCGTACCCCCAAGAGTCGTTTGTGATTCCCGCCGAAGGCCCCTGCGCCCCGTTGATCGTAGAACTCAACAAGAAATCCTCACCAGATGCGCCTTCACCCGGTCCGGCCATCGTGACTTCTTCAAACACAGCAGCCCCGGTGCTGTTCGTGTAGGTAGTACCTGTTACGTATGTTCCAGTCTTCGAGGTGCGAACGCAGTTGAATCCGCTTCCACCGTTCGCCGCCGCCGTTACCTGCCCTGCCGCGTTCACTGTGATATTGGCCCCGGTGTAGCTTCCCGCCGTGACCCCCGTTGGTGTGATCGTAGCGGCAGCACTGCCCGGTCCTGTCGCCGTTACCGGCCCGGTGAGCGCCGTGATCGCGTTCTCATCTGCGCTGGCCCATCCCGCGCCGCCTGTATCCGGGTCGGTCACGTTGTTATCTGTCGTGCTTACCCAGTAGCCGTTGCCACTAGCCATGAGAACACGAGCGCCCTTTGGATAGCCTCCGATAGCTGTTTGGAAAGCAGAGTTGTACGGGAAACTACCACCCGCGCACATCCAAACGTCCACGGCTGACATCTGATACAACGCGCCATTCGTATCCTGCATTGAAGGCGGGATGCCGCCCGATACAAGCGGGGTGTCGCAAAGCGGAGGGAACCCGTCAGTCCACGAGGCCGCGCCGGGGGTAATTCCCACTTGAGACGGAACGGGGATCGGGTTTGTCTTGCTCCCCGACGTTGCCCAGGCCTCAACAATTTGTACTGGTACTTGGCTCAGTTGCATTGTTCCCTCACGCTACAGCAAATGGATTTCCATCGCCCATGAACGGCGCTTGCCCAAACGGTGCCGCTCCGTCCGTCATCCCCTTGAACCCGAAAACCGGGAGAGCGGTGTTAACCATCCATCCGCCCACGCCCGCTGGTCGCAAGAAAATACCGCTCTGAGTAATAATATCAATCTCGAACGGCGCTAGAACAAACTCAAACATATACCGGATTTCCATGTTTCCTAAGTCGTTGACGTATGCCCGTCCGCGCCCTGCCATCCAATCCATGAGCAAGGTGTTGATGGAATAGGAGCTTGCCCGCGAAATGTTGCTCAGAGCTTTGAGCAGAATCAACTCCAAATACTGCGCATCGGTCAGAACCGTTGCGGGATTCGTTGGGATGATTCTTGAAACGCCAACCACGCGCCCCCATATATCAAGCCCAAAACCTTGGGCTGTATCTACCTGCCAGACGTGCGTGAGGAAGTTGTCAATGTCAGCAGAGGGATCGACCGCCGCGTTAAAAGATTCGATGAGCGCAAGGATGGTTGGGCTATTCCCCCATTGCGACACAACGGTTTGGAGAACATTTTCCAAAGCTACACGCTCCCCACCATGATATTCGACACGTCAAGAGTGGGAGCCTGGTCAATCCCCATTGTCACATCGTTAAGCGTAGCGGGGCCAGAGAGGCCCACAAGGATGCTGACAAGAGACACGCCGGGAACCGCTGCAAATATGGCTCCCGTGTAACTCAGCGCCAGAATCATTGAAGCAATTCCGGCAGGCGTGTTGCCGTTCTCTCCGTTAAACTGAGCGACAATCGCGTTCTTAATCAGCGTCGCATAGTCTGACGGCAACGATGCGGCATTGGTGACGGTGACTGCGAAATATACAGGCGTGCCCGTTGGGATGTTGAACGTCACCGGGTAGGCTGGCTGCGGGGCTGCGTATCGGGTATCGTAGACGGTTTCTGTCGTGTTCCCGTTGTAGTTGCAGCCGCCGTCTTTTGCGTTCCAGATTGCTTGTGCGATTGCGCTGGCCGAGCCGCCAACGACCGCAACATAAATCGAGTGCGGGGCAAGGGGGTAATTTGTCGATCCATAGTCCACCGTGTTCCCTGAAGGGTTGTCAATCACATAGCAGTCGAGAACGCCCGCGACGGCATAGACGTTGGCGAAAATGGCATCTGTCGTCCCATGGCTGTTGAGCGCGACGGAGTTTTGACGGCGAAGTTCAAACGCTTGCGAACTCTCCACGTCTGAGCCGATGATCCCCGCTCCCGCGTTCGTTACCGTATCCCATCCCGGCACAGTCTGGTAAAGCTGTGTGAGGCTCTCCGCTGAGCATGGGATCGGCCCTGTTGCAACGTTTGCGAATTCTGCGGGTATCGTTCCGCTCAAGCCAATTGTGACCGCCCCTAGAAGCTGATAGACGTTCTGTGAGGTATCCAGCGCAAGAACTCCAGCGGGGATATAGGTTCCCGGCAAGCCGCCGATTGTCGCAATGACAACGGTCGAGCTGGCCGGGTTCCGCGTCATAAAGTAGATACGCCCTATCGCGTCTTGGAAACGCCCCTCAGCATATTGCGGGTCCACCTGGTTTGCAACGTAGGCAATGGCGCTGTTCTTGTCTGCGATGATCGCCGCATTGCTAGATGCAATCTGGCCCTGTGGAGTAGAGAGAGAGGGATTGACGCCACCGCCAAAGGCTGTGTCTATGTCCGCCTGCTCCCCCGCAAGGATCGCCGCATCAGTGGGGAGTACGACGCCGGTCGTGAGCCATTGAATCGGAGGTACGCTTGTGCTCATGATAAGTTTACCGTTGTGCTAGTTCCGTCGCTGGTTGAAAACTGAATCTGTCCGCTGACCTCACGGCCCGCAATTGAGGTAATGACAGTGTTTGCTGTGACTACGCCGGGGACCTTGAGAGCCGCCGCGTTGAATGCCGACGCGATCTGCGAAGTGGTTGGATTCTGGCCTAAAAACTGTTGCCAATATGGAACGCCCTGTGTCGTGTCGTACCAAAGCTCGCCCTGGAATAGACGGCACGCACTCGCCACATCCTGCGCGACGGCGTAGGGCGGGGCGGCAAGCGCAATCGACCCATTGGAGTCGAGAACTAAATCCCAGGCTGAATTGTCCAAAAGCAGCGTATTGGCTGGCGAACTCATGCGATTGGTCCTCCAGTATTTGAACTACCTGATGTTACCCCTATGTGTTTGTGCGTTGCAAACGGGATTCCATCAAATGTGCTGCCTGTGAGATCAGCCACAACGTCACCGCCCACTGTCAGATCTTCCGCCATGGTCACATTGCCCCCGCTTTGGGCCACAGCGCCCTGTAGAACGATGTTTGGAGCTTGGAGGGTGATAGTGTCAGGGGAGACGATTGTGACGCCTCCTGAGCCAAACTGGACGTACTGCGTGGGTACCCCGTTGAGCAGACCGCCCAGATACATCCCGTCCGCGAAGTCGTGCATCCTGAAACTTCCGGGGTTCGCCTGTGCCTTGGTACTCTTGACATTCGTGAGGTCCCGGCTGGCGAAAACTGCGATTCCAATGTCTCCCGGCTGTGGGTCAATAATTACCGCATTCACTCCGCCCTGGATGCGTAGGTAGGGAAGTCCGTACATTGTTACGTGAGGAGTGGCGACCTTTTGCCCGCTGATCTGGTTCACTAGAATCTGCACATCGACCGTGCCAACAGGGGACACACCGCCGTCATTTGAGCAGGCAATGACCTTGACGACCGTTGCCGTCTGCACCTTAGAGAGTGCCTGTTGAATGATGAAAGCGAGATTATTGTGTACTCCCCATAGCGTCGAGGGTTGCAACATTCCCGCCGGATTGGTGACTGATCCCATCATGCCCCCACTTGCGGCGCGCCGGTCGTCGGCGATACAGCATTAACAGTTGTCTTCCATGAACCGCCAGGCGTCTGGCTTGAAAGCTGATGCGACATCGAAACCACGATCCAAGTCCCGTTCGCCTTGGGAATTGCTGACACCATTTGAATCTCTCCTCCAAAGACAATAGCCGGGTTGAATAACGTCTCAAAATTGACTCCAGTGCTGTTGAATATCGGGTAGCCTTCCAACCCGGTCTGCGGAGAAATGAGAGGAACCGCCGTATTGCGAGCTTGCCCGTAAGGAGAAATCGCTAGCGTATTAGGCTTTGTGCTGTCGAGATACATCCAAAATTTGTATGCTTGCATGAGTGAGCGGGCCTGTTCCATTAGAGTGTTTCCCCAGTATGAACCTTTGGCCACCGCGATATTCACACCGTTATTCTCAAACTGGTATCCCATGCCAGAAGCGATCTGCTGCATGACTGTTGCCACGTCAGTATTCGCTGCGATGCTGAGAGGAGCTACGGGCTGCACAAGTGCGGAGTAACCGATCTGCGCTTCGACGTAGAGATACGCGTTTGGCATCGAGGTATAGACGCCCCAACAATTCAGGATGTCTCCGTTATAGACAAGAGTTTGCTGAGTCCCGTCGATAGCAAATACCTGAATTGAGTTAAACGCAAACGACGATCCCGAAGAACTCACAACCAAGTCGTCCCATAGCATGCTGGTCAGCGTGTTCATGTTGCTTGCCGTCACGCCGAATATTTGCGCCCGAAGCGTCCCCATCATCGCTCCGCCCGCATTGTCGATGTAAACTGAGGCGCGAAATCCTTCAAGAGTAATCGTGTTTCCCGTTTGCCCGCCAGAGGAAAACAGTGATTCGTTCGCCAGTGTGAAAATAAACCTTAATGCTTTCGTGTTTTGGAAAGAACTAGGACCCGATCCCATTGAACGCCTCCAAGTCTGCCGAGTCGAGATAGAGCAATACCCAGCGCGTACTGAGTCCAGTGTAAACGGGATCATTCGTTCCCTGCGTATCGTAGAATACCATCCAGCCTGAGAACCCAAGGTAGGATGTAGGCACAAGCGATACGAGATTCTTGCACTGCACTGCATAAGCGATCTGCGTTCCATTCACAGCCAAGTCAAGGAACATACATTGGTTTTTCACATACACAGAAATAGAGCATGACTGTGCATCAAGCACAACCTGTGTCTGCTGCGAAGGAACGGATTGAAGGACGATCTGCTGCATTACTTGACTCCCACCGTGCCACCCCCGAATATCTTTGCCAGCCATGAAGTCGGAGGCGTAGAAGGCTGCGTGATTCCGTTGCTCACTTGAGACGTGGCGCTTGGGGATTGCGGCGAGGTAATTCCTGTCGTTCCAATCGGAACGTTGCTCAACGCCGCCGTGACCTGCAAAACCTGCTTGAGTGATACTTCTACAATCAGCATCGTAGCTCCATGCGTGGCCGTGCGCTGGTAGCTGTACCTCTCTATCGTGCAAGCCCCATTCGATCCGCTATACGAGGCGTCTGGGGTGTAGACATTGTAGAGAGAAGTTGACTGGCAGGCCGCGTCAATGGCAGCAAGAAAGGCTATTTTCTCGCCCTCAGTTCCGCTGAGAGCTAAAATGACAACTGGATTTGATGGAACGAAAACTTTATTGAAACTCGCAAAGGATGCTCCCTGACTTACATTGTTCGCTTCAATCGGGAAATCGCTCACTTGCATCGAGCGCGTAAACCCGAACGATAGAACGGAAAGTGTTCCGCCATCAGTTGGCGTATAGATGGGCTCATTTGCTAAAGTGAAGATTCCCCACGGCAATTCTCCCGGCGCTTGATTTACCCACTCCTGCTGCTGTGGCGCGATGCTGATATTAATACTCGGCGATCCGGGCGCGGTTCTGGGAATCGCTGGCACGCCAGGATAGTTCGGGACCGACGGAAAGGGTATCAGTGGCATCAGTAAAGTCCAAAGTTCTGTTGCGTTAAAAGCGTGTTCCAATCCATCCCGCGAACCATCGAAGGCGTCATGGCAGAGCTTCCGGCAGGATTGCTCATATTGATCGTTCCGATGTGCGTTACCTTGCTATTGTCTGTGCTGCTTGTACTATTTGAGTTGCTTGTTCCGGCGAGCGCTGCCGTACCTGACGCTCCTCCAACCCCCCTTAAAAGCGAGACAGCGTAATCTCCCCGCCGCGCGGATTCCCCTGCCCTGTCTTTTGGACTTTCAAGCCTTCGCGAGACAATGGAGGCAGCGTAGCGCGGTCCTACAGTTGCGCTTGTATCAATCCCCATAGCCTTCATCTCGACATACGCGAAATCGAGTTGCTCTGCGGCATTCGCTTGTGAAATGTCATGCCCATATAACTTCTTGAAAGCCGCCTTTCTTGCTTCGTCGTGCCATTGGAAAAGCCCGAAAGAAGTACCCTTGTCTCCTACGGCTTTTGGATTCCCGCTACTCTCTGAATTGACATTAGAAGCCATCGCAGCGGCCCACTCCTTGCTATAGCCCCGATTCATGTAATAATCTTCCACATCTTTCCCCGTCAGTGTAGACTTGGCGTTTAATCCTCGTTCGTCCGAAGGATTGACTTTTATTCCAAGTAAACCAGGCAACGTCAGGTGATTCCAATACCATGAAGCGGCCTTACCTGCTGCGTTTTCAGGAAGTTTCACTCCGTGCGCCGCTAGCCACTTCCCGAAGGCTCCTGTTGCTTTTTCGATCTTGTCTCCAAGCCAGTCGAAGGCATCTCCCGCCTTGCGGATATTTTTCTCGAATCCTGTCCAATCGAATAGGCTTGTTCCGCCTTCGGACCATGTTTTGTAATCATCCCAAAGCAGCAAGATCGCCGCTCCAAGGGCCGCGACAATCCCCACCACGGCGAGAGCGGGAGCAGCAGCCACAATAGCGCCCGTCAAGGCCGTCCACGCCATACCGACGACGCCAAGGGCTGTTCCCAGCGCGGCAACGCCAGCAAGGGCCGCTGCAACCCCGACAATGATAGCTACAATCTTCTCGTGACGCTGCGCCCAAACTCCGATCTTCTGGAGAATGTCGAGAAACTTCTCAAGGTGCGGCGTCACCTTGTAGAGCAGGTCATAGCCGATCTTGACAATCAGCAATTCCAGATCGGTAAAGCGGAGTTTCAACTGTGCCGCCGACTCGGCCTCTTTCCCCGTAGGCCCGAATCCCTTTGTTCTCGCCAGTGCCCCCTGCACGGCTCCCGGCCCTTGCAGTATCAGATTCATCACGTCTTCGGGGATTCCGCTTGCCATGCCGAAGCTGAAAGCAACCTTGCGGTCCATGCCTGCGAATCGTTTCGACAGATCCACCATGATCTGATCGAACGGCTCACGAAAGTTTATGCCCAGGCGCGCAAAGAGCGGAAGTAGTTGAGGCATCTTCCCAATCAGCAGTTCTCCAGGCATTCCCGCTATCGTCCGCATGAAGTTCTGAATCGAACCCTTGCTGCCGCCAATCTCTTGTGCCGCCGCTCCCCACGCAAAGAGCTTTTGCGTGTTCATCTCTAGATTGCGAGAGAGAAAGTAAAGCTGCGTATTCGTTTCAATGGTGTCTTTGACGAAGGCGCGAACAGCTACAGTTCCGCCGAGAACAGCGAGGAATGAACCGAGTTTTGCGGAAAGGACCGTTAATTCTGATGCAGTCCCTTTGGAGGCTGTACCGATTCCCTTTACACCATGCTCGGTCTTCGATGCGGATTTTTCCAGATCGGCTAGCTTGCTGCGAACACCGGGAGCCTTTGCGTCAACGTCTTTTGAGTCGAGTCCGAGCGTGACCACGAGCGAATCTATGATTGTGGGCATGGTCTACTCCCTCTCGTTTTCTGAATCTACGGCGATGATTTCCAGAAGATTATGCGCGTCCTCCTCGCCGTAAATCGTTTGCAATTCATTCAATGTCGCCAATCGTCTGCCGACAATTACCCCTATTATTTTGGGGACGTTCGCGTACCCGGCTTGTGCTTTCCCGCCTCCAGCGTGTTGCCGAGAGATTCCGAGAGACCGGCGGCGAGCGAAAAATCCAGATGAAGTTTCAGTACCTCCCATTTGAGCATGAGCAACGTCTTGACTTCTTCGACCTGGCTCTCAAACAGCGGGTATCCCACCTTGACCTGCGGCTTTTGCGGATTAGGAATGAATTCAACGCACTCCATCAGTTCGGCGAGTAGCGGCCTGATCGAAACAGCGTCAATCGCAAACAGCTTCTTGAGGCCAATTTCCGCAAGCGCAGCCATACCCAACTGCAAGGCTCCGTCAGGAATATCCACGTTGGCCGCTCCGAGCGCAAGCATCACGCGAATAGCCCAGTCTTCCGCTTTTGTCGCGGCCATCTCTGTGAGCAGGAACGTCTTTCCTTTATCCCTGCCCTCAGAGTCCAATGTGTAGGTACTGGTTTTGCGCATAGTGCCCTCCAATTTAGCTAGCTGACTGAGGGCTGAATTGACGCCCAGTTGATCGAAAATTCGCGCATTGTCAGAACCTTGCCTGCCGATGCAACTGAGTTGTAATCCTCCAACGTGCCCTTATTGCACACGTAGGACTCGCCAGTTGCGGGCAGATCGATAGTCGCCGAGATATAGTACACGTCGCGGGCCGCTCGCTGTGCAGCGAAGATCGACTCAAAAATCTGGACGCTAGGAGAATCGGCCTGGAATGCGAATGTCTGCTTTACGGGGTTGAAAACCAAGCCCGCTGTCTTGCGGCCATCCACGCCGATTTGCGTTTCAGTGACCACGACAGCCGCTGTGTCCCATGCCTTGTCAGCCGAGTATCCCTGGAGTTGCACGGGAGACGGGAAAAGCCCCGCGACTGTCATGCTGACTACCGAATTTGCAGAGGTGATCGTGCTTGCTCCGCCCGTCACCGCGTTCGTAAATGCTCCCATACGTCACCTCTTAAAGAATGTCGATGCTCGAAAGGCTGAAATTTTGGACTGCTCCACCATCTGCGTACCATAGGTTCAGGATCGGCGTTTGTCTTGCATTCCTCGCTTGCGCACCCGGATCGAGAATCTGCAAGTAGTAGCCGTTGGATTGAATCGTTCCCGCCACGCTTGCGCCAGCGGCATTGTTTACCACAGCGGCTTGAGTCGATGAAAGTGTGACGCCGGTCTGAATCACGCCAGCATTGAGCGCGTTGTTGATTGGCCCATCAAACGTCACTCCGCCATTGGCTGTCGGCTGACCCACCAGGGCTGCGCGAATCAGTCCGTAGCCAGTCGGGTCATAAGGAATATCGTTCACCGCCGTGTAGAGATTGAGTAAGGCGAGTTGGAGTTGTGCGCTCAACCAGATTTGATTGACGTACTGATCAGCCCACGGGAACGCTCCTGGCATATTGCCGTTCGAAAAGAACGTGAATCCGGCATTGCGCGATGCAAAGGCTCCGTAGCAGTTATAGCCGTTTGCAAGCAGATTCGTGTAGGTCTGGAGGTTTGCGCACGTCGGAAGGACCGCAGCCGCCATAGCCGATTTCCCAGCCAGCGTAATGCGCCCGTTGGTTTGTGAGAAGTTGATGGAGGCAATCATGCCCTGTACGAAGGCCGCAGTGTTCAGAACCAGAGGGGCAAGCGAACCAAGAGAGGGATCGCCACCGATACACATCACGCCATTGTAATTGTTTGTTTTCGCTACCACTCCGAATGGTTCGGTTGCGTTCTGAGTGCAGGCCAGCACGTCGCTATCCCACATCACCGCGAGATACTCATCATCCTGTTCGCTGAACCATGCTGCGAACAACTCCTTGGAGGCAAGAGAGGGTTCGATAAGATAACTCATCGTCGCCCAGTTCTGGGAAACCGCCACCACGTTGTTCATGGCGCTTGCGGGGGTATCAGCGGCAGCACCCTGTGAAAGCGTTGCTCCGGTTGCTTGTGTGAGGTACAGATCGGCAGCAAGCGTGCCTGTTGCGTAGGCGATAGTCTCCGTTGCTCCGGTCAGCGTGCTTGTGAAAACAAACGTACCTTGCACCGCGTTCCACGTCACCGCAAACGGAGGCGATGTGAAAGCAGCCTGAATCGCTGCCGCCATCAGGCTTTGGCTTGCAACTCCAGTAAGATTGATGGAGCTTGATGTCAGAGGCACACCAGCAAAATCAATGGTCAGCGTTCCACTGTAGCCTTGGAGCGTAGCCAGCGGAACAGTTGCTAGAGAACCAGAAGCAAGCCAACCGGCCCGCGCCGCCGCGTTGAATGGTGCAAACAGGATTGCCGATGGCAGTTGTGTGCTGTTCACATACCCAGCAAAGTAGATTGACGCGTAAGCATATTCAGCCGACGATGGCCCAAAGTAGCTTGACACTGCTGTTGCGCTGGCAAAGCTAAGAACTTGCCCAGCGGGCATCAGGGGGTTTTGCGTCAGTACAAGGCCGCTCATCACTAGCCCTGCCCCACCAGGACTCAATACGCCGGGGATTACGTTTGCAATTTGCGAAGCCGGGATCGTCATCGTTTCTCCTTATGCGTCATTCCCTTATTCCAAGGGACTTGACCCTTTTTTGCAGTTGAGAGCTTCTCTTTGGAACCTTCCGACATCGGGCCACGTTTTTTCCCCTTGCGGATAGCCGATAATTTAGCTTTCGTTTCCGCAGAATGAACTTTCCCGGTATTGGCAAGGATTACAGCATCCATGCACGCCTTAGAAGGCTTTTTGCCTTTATTAGCTAGGGATGTTTTAAGTTTTGTTTCCGTAGTGACGATATGCCCCATGTGAGACGCTGACATTTTCATCTTCGTCTCTTCGGAGTGAACCAATCCAAGTTGACCCTCTCCACCTTTAGTCATGTTGTATCCGTGACCTGTCGGGGCGTACGTTCCGTAGAATTTGATGTAGTGTTTCTCAAGATCGTTCAAAAGAGAAGAATCGCACGACGCTACCTCTTCCACGGAAAATTTTCCTTCCCCATGCTTGCGTATTGCGCGATAGAGTGCAGTATTGACAAAACCGGATGCGTTTCTGAGATGCTGAGCATATCTGTGATCGACAGACAACTCCGTCTTGCCAACATAGCCCTTGCTGTTAAGGAGGTTGCGGATTAGATAAATGTGGCCTGTCATGCTGTCACACCCTTAACGATGTTCATGCTCAGTATATCAGCACTCTGGAGCGGTACACAGATCACAGGGTTGTATTGAAGCATCATATTCAGAATCCATCGGCGCTCGTACTGTTCCTCGCCGGTTATCAGCGGTGATTCGTTGCCGTCATCGCAATAGAGCGGCGCGATACCTGCCGGGAATTGCGCGGTGGCATAGGGCGTGCGCCAAAC